ACAAGGACGACACGGAACGCATTGACCCCGTGGCGGGCTCCATGAACGGGCTGGCACTTGCCATGCTGCGCAGGAACAACCCGACCCTCAGCGACCGCATGGAGGACAAGGAGTGGAGCCTGTAAGGACAGAGAGACGGATTGCCACACCAGCGTGCGCGCTGGCTCGCAATGACAGGCAGGCGGTGTCCACAGTGGGCACAGTGTTCTGTGGTTTAGAACAGGAGGCAGCATGAATATCAGCGATTTTGACGACAGCAGCGAGCTTGACAAGCGGGTGACTTTTCAGCGCTTTGTCGGCCAGCGTGACGCCCTCGGTGACCTGCACTATCTGGACGATGAGAACTGGGAGGACGCGGTCACGGTCTGGGCGCAGGTCCGCACGATCGGCAGCCGCGAGTTTATGGCCGCGGGCCAGGAGACCAGCGAGGTCACACACAACATCAAGATCCGGCGCCGAAGCTGGGACTATAACGTGGTGACCATGCGCGCCAAGTGCGGCACGCAGATCTTCCGCCTCCTCTCCCCTCCCCTGGATCTGTCCGGGAAGAAGCGACACCAGCTTATCAAGGCTGCGGAGATCTGGCGGTGAACGTCACGTATGGCGGCCGCAACATAAACGGCATAGGCTTCGACCTGGAAGGCATTGAGAAGATGTGCAAGGCTCTGAACGCCATCGGAAAGTCTCCACAGAAAGCGGCAAATAAGGCATCCAGCAAAGCCGCTACGATCGTTAAGAGATCAATCCGCGCGAGGGCGCCGAAAAAGTCCGGCACGCTCAAGCGCGCCATCGTAATCCGGGCCGAGAAAAGCAAGCTCAAGGGCAAGAAGGTTCGGCAGGTCACATACTCGAAGGCGAGCAACGCGGATCTGCAGAAGCCGATCAAACGCCCCGGCCTATACGGCGGCAAGCATGCACACTACGGTTATGTCCCGGCATCGCAGGAGTACGGATTTCTCACCCGTGCCAAGGGCGGCGGCATCGAGTACCGCACGTTCAGCCGCCTCACGGACGACTGGGAGAAAGGCAAGTCAGGCCGCTGGAAACGCAAGCGCGTGGATGAGGCGGTCACCGGTTACCAGAGCCGGAAGGTCGAGGGCAAATATTTCATGAAAAAAGGCGCTGAGGCCGTGGAGAGCCAGGTGCAGCGGGCCATCGTAGAGACGGCCGGAAAGGAGCTGGAGCAGCTATGGCAGAAAGCAACCCACAAATAACCCCGGATTTTGTGATGGTCAGAACGCTGGAAGGCATCCAGGACCTGCGGGATCAGATCTGGCCGGGAGAACCCAAAAAGAACGCGCGGCCCCCTTTTGTTTTCTATCTCCAGACGGATGACAGCGAGGACGCCGCGCTGGATCAGTTGACGGGCCTGCAGCACGCAGGCTATCAGCTGCATGTCGTTGCAGGAGACTACCGCAGGCTGCCGATCCTCGGCGGGAAGATCAAAGCGGCGGTAAACAGCCTCGCAGGCCGCGCATGGCCGCGCGCTGACTCCGCTGTCTGCGATCTGGCAATTGTCGATAATGCCGTGGCCGACACCGACTCAGACGGGATTTTCTTTGAAGACGTTATTATACAGCAGGTTTCCCCGGATCTGTTCGACAACGACGTTTGTCTGTTCCGCCGGGTTTATCAGCTTGATATTGACTACCAAACGGAGGGGAGCGATAGCGTATGAAAATCAAACTTTACGGTGAATTGGTGAGCGACGACTGGGCGTGGGTCTATGAGTTTTTCGAGATCCCGTGCTGCTATCCCAGCATCGTGCGCGACGCCATCGCGGCGCTGCCGCCGGATGACGAGCTGGTGCTGGAGATCAACTGCCCCGGCGGCGACGTCTGGGCAGGCTTTGAGATCTTCGGGATGCTCCAGGGCTGCAGGGCCCACACTGAGGCCCACGTGATCGCCATGGCGGCCAGCGCCGCCACGACCGTCATGAGCGGCTGCGACACGGTGCTTGCCTCCCCTGTTGCCCAGGTGATGATCCACCAGCCGTCGACGGGCGCCGGATATGTCAACAACGACGGCGCGCGGCAGCTGGTGAACTTCCTGGACTCCATCAAGGCCAGCATCATCAACGGCTACGTGGTGAAGGCCGCCGGCAAGACGCCCAGGGCACGCTTTGAGCAGCTGGTGGACGAGTCCACCTGGATGCCGGTGCAGGACGCCATCGACCTGGGCCTGGTGGACGGCATGCTGGACACTGACGAGGAGACCGCGCAGCGGATCGCGGCGGCGGGCGGCCTGCTGATCACCAACATGGCAACGCTCTCCACGCCCCCGCAGGCGCTCCTTGAGCGCTACGAGGCCGCTGTGAGGGCCGGGAATGCGGAGGAGGTGCCAGGGCATCCGGTGGAGCCGAAAACGCCGGACGCGGCCACCACGCCCGTCACAGCGCCCAAAAATGCGGCCGACACGGATGTCGGGAGCAACTGGCAGCTGCAGGCCGCGATTGATCTTGAGAGAGCGAGGTGCGCGCTGTGATTGCTTTCGAGCGCGGGCTTGCCCGCTTCGCCGGGGCAAGAGGTTCCCCTCCCCCGGCGCGGGACGCCGTGACGGCGCAGAGCCTCGGTCTGAGCCCGGCCCCCATCCGCACGGATCAGGACGCCGCGATGCGGATCTCCACCGTGAGCCGCTGTATCGACATTCTCAGCGACTCCATCGCCAAGATGCCGTTTTTCGTCTATGAACGGGACACCCGCGTGCGCGTGGAGCACCCGGCGCTGGATCTGCTGGAGCTGAGGCCGAACCGCTGGCAGACGCCCGCCGTTTTCAAAAAGCAGCTTGAAGCGGAGCGCGTGGCCAACGGCAACGGCGTGGCGTGGATCCGCCGGGATCCCCACTCGCTGCAGCCGACGGAGCTGGTGCCGATCCCGCACGGGTACTGGACTGTGCAGCTGCTGAAAGACGGCGATGCTTACTACACCATCCAGCACCCCTTCACCGGCGAGACCATCCGCTGCGGGCGGATGGACGTGCTGCATGTCATGGCCTACTCCAAAAACGGCTACAAGGGCATCGGGTACCTGGAGCGCGCCCAGGAGATCATCAAGGGCGCCAGGGCGGCACAGGAATACTCCAGCAGCTACTTTCTCAACGGCGGCCAACCCATCGGCATCCTCAAAACGGACAGCGATCTGAGCGGCAAAACCACCGTCACCGATCCCGACGGGACGGAGCGCACGATCTCCAAGAAGGACAGGATGCGCGAGGAGTGGGAAAAGCGGTATTCCGGCCCGGCCAACGTCAACCGCATAGCGGTTTTAGACCTGGGCGTGGAGTACAAGCCCATCAGCGTCAGCAATGCCGACGCGCAGTTCGTGGAGCAGATGGCGCTTTCCGTCGAAGATCTCGGCAGGATTTTCGGCGTGCCGCTTTACAAGCTGCAGGCCGGCAAGCAGGCATATTCCTCCAATGAGCAAAACGCCATCGAGTACGTCGTGGGCACTGTGCATCCCAACTGCACGATCTGGGAGCAGGAGCTTTTGTACAAGCTGCTGCTGCCGCAGGACGTGGAGCGAGGGCTGCGCATACGCGGCAACCTCATGGCGGAGCTGCGCGGCGACTTTGCCTCTCGCGGCACCTGGTACAAGAACATGCGTGAGAGCGGCGCTTTCAGCGTCAATGAGATCCGCACCCTGGAGGACATGCCGGATGTCGAAGGCGGCAATGAACACTATGCCAGTCTCAACTACGTGCCGCTGGAAGACTGGAGGGAGCTGTCCCGGATCCGCGCCGAGAAGGGCGCGGGGAACGGAGGCGACGCGAGGTGATCAGCCTGCTGATCTTTCTGGCAGGTCTTGCCTGCATCGTCATGGGCGTGACGCTAATCTCTATTCCGGCGGCCTGGATCACGGCAGGCGTCGGTCTGATCGTGGTGGCCATTGTGTGGGCGCGAGGAAGCGCCGGCACTGATAATCATTAGCATATCCGCGGCGGCTGCCGCTGATATAAATATCTTTTTTACGGAGGAAAAACCATGAAAAGAAAACTCATCGCACTGGCGGCCGACCGCAAGGCCGCCCTGGACGCTGCCGAGGAGGCGCTGAACGCCGGCAACCAGGAGGAGTACAAGTCCCAGATGGAGAAGGCGGCCAACATCCTCACCGAGATCAACCAGGTCAAGGATCTGATCGCAGCCCAGGAGCTGCAGGTGCTCACTTCTCAGCCCAGCGCTGCCGAGACCCGCGACATGATGAGTGAGCGCGGCAACGACCTGCTCAACCGCCGCAGCGTGAAGCTCAGCTCCACCGAAGTGATGCGCGAACTGCGCAACGCTGTGACCATCACCGGCGCGCTGGTTCAGCCCACCGGCGCGGACAGCCAGATCCACGGCGAAGGCGCGCCGATCACCAGCATCCTGGACATGGTGCAGGTGCAGGATCTCTCCGGTCTCGGCGGCGGCTATGAGGTGCCGTACCTGATCAGTGAGTTCGACGCGACGCTGGGCAATCTCACCACGAACAGCGGCCAGGCCAGAACCAACAGCGCCGACCCGACCTTCGGCATCAGCGTGATCAAGCCGGTGGAGCTGACCACCACGAGCTATGTTGACCGCAACCTCGCCAAAATCACCCCCGCCAACTACTACGAGCGCGTGCATCAGATGGCAATCCGCGCCCTGCGCCGCAAGGCGGCTGCCCTGATCGTCAACGGCGACGGCAACAACACGCCTGCGATGTACGGCATCAAGAACGCCACCAACAAGGCGGGCAGCACCATCATCAAAACCGGCACTTATGCCGCCATTGACGTGAACACCCTGGACGAGCTCTACTTCGCCTACGGCGCGAACACGGAGATGGCCGGCAGTGCCGTCCTGCAGCTGACCAAGGCCGACCTCAAGGCCATCGGCCAGCTCAGAGGTACGAACGAGAAGCGCCGCCTCTTTGAGATTACGCCCCAGGGCAACGGCAACACCGGCATGATCAGCGACGGCGGCGTCCAGATCCCCTATGTGCTGGAGCCGGATCTCTCCGCGGGCGAGCTGCTGTACGGCAACCCCATGCACTACCTGCTCGGCCTGTTCGGCGACTATGAGATCCGCATCGACGAGAGCGTGAAGGCCATCGAGAGGATGCACACCATCCTCGGCGACGCCGCCATCGGCGGCAACGTGGTCGAGCATCAGGGCTTTGTATACTACAGCAAGGCTTCCGGCAACCCCGGCTGATAAGCCATGGCCAGGAAGTCGGCAGCAGCATTAGCTGCGGAGGCCGCTAAAGATCAAGCGGCAGCAGACGCTGCCGCCCTGGCGGCCTGCAAGACCTACATGCGCGTGGACGGCGAGGAGGACGATGATCTGATCGTCGAACTCATGGCAGCAGCCAAGGAGTACCTGGACGGCGCCGGCATCCCGGAGCCGTCTGAGGACTCCAAGCTGTACACCATGGCTGTCCACTCGCTCACGCTACACTACTATGACCACCGGGATGCAGTCGGCGGGGAGGCAGCTCTCCCCCTCGGCCTGCGGCCCATCATTAACCAACTCAAGCACAGCGGCGAAATGCCGCTGTAACCGGGTCCACTCTGGACACATTTACAGGAGGTACTCACCATGAGCAAATCCAATTCCAAAGGCACGCAGCTCAAGATCAACAGCAAGGTCGTGGGCGGTCTGACGAGCATCAACGGCATTGAGATCAACGCCGACGTCATCGACCTGACCGCGATGGACAATAGCACCGGCTACCGTGAGAAGGCTCCCGACTTCAAGGACGTGGGCGACGTCACGGCGTCCGGTTTTCTGGACGGCGACGACGACGGTCAGGATGAGTGCATGAGCCTGCTCAACAGCGGCGACATCGTGTCCTGCGAGATCATCTTCCCGCCGAAGATCGGCAAGACCTGGAGCTTCCAGGCCAGCGTCGTGAGATTCTCCACCGGCGCGGAGCTGAGCCAGGGCGTCTCTTTCGAGACCAGCCTTGCCGTCACCGGCCAGCCGACGCTGGCAGCAAGCGCAGCCGCAGGCAACGGCGGCTGAGGAGGACTAAGCGATGGCAGACAAGAAAAACGTTGAAAAGCTGCCGCCCGTGATTGAGCTCGGCGGCAGATCCTGGGAGCTGCGCATGACGCATAACGTCATGATGCAGTATTCCAGCATCACCCGCGTACCGCTCGACCAGCTGGAGAACCAGGTGGCCCGGTACGATTACCTGGTGCTGCTGCTCTGGCTCATGCTGCACAGCCAGGACGGCCAGCTCAAGCGGGAAAAGTTTGAGCGGTGGCTCGAAGATCTCGGCGTCAAGGGCGTGCTCACGCAGCTGGCGGAACCCATCTCCGCAGCTTTCGCCGCGGCCTTCCCGGACCCGGAGGAACTTGACGAGGATGAGGAGTCCGAAGCTGAGGGCGAGGACGCGGAGGCGGACCCTACCTAAGGGGCTACTTTACGGGGAGCATGGAGCTGGCGGCCCAGATCGGCCTGAACCTCGAACAGTGGCAGCAGATGACGCCGCGAGAGCTGCGGATCTGGGCTGACGCCTATCTCAAGCGCATCAAGGCGCGCGAACGTGAGGACAAGGTCAGGATCTTCAACCTGGCCAGCCTCACGCGCGCCGCGATATGGGACAAACACATGCCGAGATATGAAGAAGTGTTCCCCGAAAATACGGGGCCTATGGACGACGACCAGATGTTCAAGACCGCGCAGGCGCTGAACAAGCTGTTCGGCGGTACGGAGGACTGAGCCATGGCTGTTGTAAAAAATATGATGGTCCGCGCAGGCGCCGACTTCTCTGCGATCACCACGCAGAGCAAGAAGGCGTCGAGCTCCATGCGCACGATGCAGACCAGCGTGACGCGCTCCTGCAGCACGATGGAGAAGGCCGTGGGCGCACTCAAGAAGGTTTTTACCTTCGGCGCGGTGGCCATGGCTGCACGCCGGATCTACCAGGCGGGCAAAGAGGCGGCCGAAGCATACGACCAGCAGGCCGAGGCCGAGGCAAAGCTCGCCCGCGCTATGCGCAACACAATGAACGCCTCAAACGAGGAGATCCAGAGCGTCCTGGATCTTGCGGCGGCGCAGCAAAAGCTGGGCGTCATCGGCGACGAGGTGCAGCTGGCCGGCGCGCAGGAGCTTTCCACATACCTGAGTCTGAGCTCCAGCCTGCAGACGCTGATCCCCGTGATGAACGATATGGCGGCCCAGCAGTACGGCTACAACGTCACCGCGGAGCAGACCACGACGATCGCCACCATGCTGGGCAAGGTCATGAACGGCCAGGTCAACGCCCTGAGCCGCTACGGCTACACCTTTGACGAGGCGCAGGAGAAGATCCTCAAATTCGGCACAGAGGAGCAGCGCGCGGCCACGCTGGCCCAGGTCGTGGAGCAAAGCGTGCGCGGCATGAATCAGGCGCTTGCACAGACACCGACCGGGCGCATGAAACAGCTCAGCAACACGCTGGGCGACATCAGGGAACGATTCGGCCAGGCTGTGCGTACCCTCGGCACGGTGTTCCTGCCGCTGCTGAATAAGGTGGCCGACATCCTGGCAGCCGTGGCCACGCTGGCCAACAAGGTGGCTCAGGCCATCGCCAACGTCTTCGGCGGCAAGGCAGCCGGCAGCGAATGGAAGTACACGCCGGGCGAGATCGGAGACGTCGGCGACATTGCCGACGACTACGGCGACGTGGCCAGCGGCATCGACGACGCCACCGACAGCACCGACAAGCTCACCAAGGCCACCCAGAAGGCCAAGAAGGCCGCCGAGGAATACAGGCAGCAAGCCGATTTTGACACGCTGCATGTGCTTTCCTGGAAGAAGGACGAGGAGGACACCGACAGCGACAGCACTTCCCCAAGCTCCACCACAAACAAATCCGGCTCATCCGGGAACTCTGGCACATCCGGCTCCTCCCCATCCATCCAGCAGATCGCCAGCGGCGACGACGGCAGCGGCAGCGAGACCGTCGGATGGCTTGAGAAGCTGCTGGAAAAGGTCAAGGAAAAGTGGAACGAGTTTAAGGAAGGGCTCGACCTCAGCGCCCTCAAGGACGCTTTTGCCAACCTCAAGGACGCGCTGGCGCCCATTGTCAAGGACATCGGCGCCGGGCTTGTGTGGCTCTGGGAGAACGCCCTAAAGCCGCTGGCAACGTGGACGATCAACGAACTGGCGCCGCGGCTGGTGGATGCCCTTGCAAACGCTTTCCGGGTGCTGCACGACGTCTTCAAGCTGCTGGAGCCGATCCTCAAGGCGATCTGGCCGATCCTCAAGTGGCTGGCCGAGATCGCAGCCTTTGCCGTGACGACGGCCCTCGATCAATTAAACCAGGTCCTCAAGGATCTGCACAGCGTCCTCTCTGGCGACGCGGACCCGCTGACCAGGCTGCGCGTCGGCCTGTACGGGCTGATCGCGCTGGATCTGGGCCTGCTGCTGGGCAGCCTGATCGAGCTTGTGAACACCGCCGGCGAGTTTGCCATGGTGTTTGGCACAGCAACGACCGCAGCGCAGGGATTTAGTCTCGCCCTGGGCGCCGCAGGCGGCGCCGGGCTCCTGGGCTCACTCGGCAGCGTTGCAGGCAGCGTGGGGACTCTGTCCACCGCTTTGGGCGCTGCAGGAGGCGCTGGTCTGCTCGCCAGCCTGGTGGGCGGCAGCAGCGCTGCAGGCGGATTTGCCGCCACGCTCACCGGGACGATGGTGCCCGCCCTGGGCGCGGGCGAGGCAGCCGCAGGCGGCGCAGCCGCAGGAGCCGCGGGCCTGCTCGGCCCCATCGCGGCCGTGATCGCCATTGTCGCCGCGCTGGGCATTGCGATCTACGAGTGCGTCAAGCACTGGGACGAGATCAAGGACGCGGCCGGCAAGGCGTGGGACTGGACCAAACAGAAGTGGAACGGCGCCGGCGCATGGTTTAAGTCGACCGTGTGGGAACCCCTCAAGAAGTGGGGCAAGGACAGCTTCGCCACGATTTCCACCAACTTCAAGGCCAACATCGAGCAGATCAAGAGCGACGTGGACAGCGCCAAGAGTGCCGTCAAGCAGAAGCTGCAGAACGCCGGGAACTGGTTTAAGACCAGCGTTTTTGAGCCTGTGAAAAGCTGGGCCAAGAACGCCGGCGAGAACGTCGCCGAAACGGCCGACAACGCCAAGAACACCGTCAAGCAGAAGCTACAGAACGCCGGGAACTGGTTTAAGACCAGCGTTTTTGAGCCTGTGAAAAACCGGGCAAAAGAAGGTTTCGGGGAGATCGTCAAGAGCAGCGCGGCCAACGTCCAGCAGATGAAGGCCGACTGGAACGGTACCAAGGAGGCCATGGCCCAGCACCTGCAGGCCATCCGGGACCAGGGCCGCGAGGCATTCAGCACCATGCTCAGCCTCGGCACCCAGGCCGGCAACTCCATCCGCAGTGCCTTCCAGAGCGCCTACTCCACCATCACGAGCATGTTTGGCAAGCTCGGCGGCTGGTTTAAGTCGTCCGTGTTCGGACAGATCGCCACCGGCGCGCAGCAGATGGTCGAAAAGATCTCCGCCTTGTTTGAAAAGCTCGGCAGCAAGCTCGAAAAGGTCACAAGCAAGATCAAGAGCGCCGGCAGCTCACTCGCCGGCAAACTGGGCAGCCTGAGCATCAACATCCCGCATCTGGCCAGCGGCGCGGTCATCCCGCCCAACCGCGAGTTTACGGCGGTCCTGGGCGACCAGACCAGCGGCAGGAACATCGAGACGCCGGAGCGGCTGCTGCGGCAGATCATGCGGCAGGAGATGGCAGCCGTGTCCGGTATGCACGCGAGCGCCGGCGCCACGCTGTCCCGGGCCATGTCCGAAGGCAACACCAGCGGGCTGCTCCTGAGTGCGCTGGACGAGATCCTCGACGCCATCATGGCCGGGCACGACATCATCCTGGACGACACCAGAGTCAGCAAGACCGTGCGGCGCATTATGAGAGACCAGGACCGCATCTCGGGCGCTGTACGCGCATAGGAGGCAGACAATGAGCAATCCCCTTGCGCCGTTCGAGGTAAACGGCAAGGACTTCTCCGACTGCGTCAAGCAGGGCGGATTCCGGTGGAAAAAATATGACCTTGAAAGTGATAAGGCCGGGCGCTCGCTGGACACCATTATGCGGCGCCTGATTATCGGCAAAAAGCGGCAGCTGACGATCAGCTGCCGCCGTATGACAGACGCCAGAGGCCGCCAGCTGGCCGCGGAACTGGACCAGCCCACCGTGACTATCCGGTACCCGGATCTGCGCCTCGGCATCGTCACGAAGACATTCTACGGCACCGAGCTCGAGGGCGGCGTATGGGCCACGCTGAACGGTGTGCTGTACTGGGACAATGTCAACTTTGTCCTGACGGAGGTGTAGCCATGATCGCCACCAGCGCCCTGTACAAAGAACTGCGTGCCCAGGAGGGCTCCTGGTATGAGACCCAGGTGGTGCGCGGCGCCGTCATCTACGGGGACAACCCCCTCCACCCATACGAAAAGAAAATTGAAAAGCTCAGTATCAACCCGGCCCTGTTTGACGACAACGGCCCCCAGATCGGTATAGCACGCGCTGCCAAATGCACGCTGCAGATCTACGAGGACAAGAGCGCATGGCCGCGCATGGCGTCCTTTCTGGTGCGCATGCGCCTTCACAGCGCGGATGACTCCCAGGTCTCTGAATGGATCAACAAGGGCGTTTTCTTCACGGACCGGCGCAAGCCCGACGTCTTTGGCCTGCTCACCATCACGGCCATGGACGGCTTGCTGCTGCTCGAGGAGAGCTGGACCGATAAGGTGGCGCAACTGCCGGAAAAATGGCCGATCACGGCCGCGGCAGCCGCGCCGCTGCTGGTAGAGGCTACGGGCGTTGAGCTGGAAAACGACGGCATCCTTGACGATGCCGTTGCGTTTATCGGGCTCAACACCAAGGCAACAGCCCGCGAGGTGTGGTCAGACATCGCTGCAGCGCACGGCTGCAACCTGCAGCTGACCACAGAGGGCAAGCTGCGGCTTGTACCCATGAAGAGGCTTTCGACTTACACCGGAGCCGTGGCGGACATCGCCATCGCAGACCACGCGATTGTCGACAGTGAAGGCGGCGACCTGCTGCCCGACAGCTTTTTCAATCTGGGCCTCGCAGTGTCCAGTCTGGACACGGGTGACGACCTGCCGGAGATCACCGGCGTGGAGCTGACCACGGAGACCGGCGTGCGGGCCGTGGCCGGGAACGCCGACGGCTATGTCGTCAAGGGCATCTGCAACTTTTCCGACAGCGCAGCGGCAGAGCTCTGCCTGTCACGCATCGGCCGGAAATTCTACCGGCCCTTTGACGCCTCCACTGCACACATCGACATTGCGGCGGAGCCCGGCGACCTTGTTTCCATCAATAACGTCATCTACCAGATTGCCAGCATGGACTGGACGATCTGCGCCATGCCCACGGCGGACATGGCCGCCGAGTTTGAGGAGGAGATCGACCACGAGTACACCATGCTGAGCGAGGGCGGCAAGGCGCTGCGCATCGCGGTAGAGTCTGTCAACCGGCTGGAGACCTTCCTGCAGACCGACTTCGCCGAGACCGTGCAGCAGCTGCAGGGTCAGATCGACGGCAAGGCACAGACCTGGTACCAGGACGCGGACCCGGCAGAAGGCTGGACGGACGAGGAGGCCGAGGATCACATCGGGGACCTCTGGCATCGCACGGAGGACGGCACGACCTGGATCTACACCGAGACCGGCTGGGAACAGATGGGCGTGCCGGAGGAGGTTTTTGACGCGATCGACGGCAAGGCGCAGATCTTTGTGACGCAGCCGGTGCCGCCCTACAGCGTGGGCGACCTCTGGTTTGCCGGCGCCGGCGCGGACATCATGACCTGCATCGCGCCGCGGGAGACCGGCAGCTTCAGTGCCTCTGACTGGAGGAAATACAACAAATACACCGACGACACGGCTGCCGATAAGGTGGCCACAGATCTGCGCGACAATTACCTGACGGCAGCCAAGACGCGCTCGGCCATCGAGCAGAGCGCCACCTCTATCAAGCAGAGTGTGGCCGCGCAGTATGTCAGCAACAGCGCCCTCAATGACGCCCTTGCCGGGTACAGCCCGACGGCTCAGATCGAGCAGAACTACTACAGCAAGAGCGAGAGCGACAAGAAGGCCGACGCGCTGGCGTCTGAGATCGAGCTGACAGATTCCAGGCTGACGCTTGCCTTCTCTGAGCTGCGGTCCGACACCAATGACGCCATCAACGCCATGAGCTACTACATCCGATACGAGGACGGCGTGGTCATCATCGGCAAGACTGACAGCCCCACGTCGATCCGTATCTCAAACGAACAGATCGGCCTGTACTATGGCGGCGAGCTGCTGTCGTACTGGAACCAGGACAAGCAGTACACGCCGAAGGCGCTGCAGATCCCGACGGGCGGCAACTTCACCCTCGGCAGCGTACTCTACCAGCCGCGCAACAGCGGCAACCTGAGCCTTATGTGGATAGGTGGTTAAGCTATGGCAGAATATCTTGTAAAAACCGCCAAGATCACCGGCGTCAATTACTACGAAAATAATGAGAGCAGCAGTCTCCACGTCGCCGGCAAATGGAGCGGTTGGAGCAGCTCCACCGGCGGCCAGTATTGGATCGGCAGAACATCAAATCGCGGCTGTCGAGTGGCCTACAGGCTTGAGCTGGACACCGATGACTGGGATGCCTACGGCGTCGTCGTCCACTCTACTATACAGTGCGAAACAGGCTCATCCACTTTAGGATATGGCACCTTTACGTTTTATTTTTACAGCGGCGACCCCTCCGTCAGCGTCGGCACGAGCTATGGATACATGTCCGCTAAGATCACCAACGGCCGCACCCAAAACGTGGGTATTGCAAAACGCATTGACGCAGATAAGACTTTCAGCGGCAAAAAGACGATCTACGTTATAGTCTCATCAGGCGCCCCCAGCACCGGGTATGTGAGCGCGTCGGGCGTTGATGTCCGCATCACTCCCCCACCCCTCAGTCTGAGCGTGTCGCCCGACGTCGTCAACGCCGGCAGCGCGGTTTCGATGGTGTTCAAGAACAGAGCCAGCCAGACGCTGACCGCCGTTTTTGAGGCCAGAGGCCGTGAGCTGGCCAGCATGAGCATCACCGCGGACTCCAACAACATAGAGTGCCCGGCGAGCTGGTTTTCAACAGCGGGCACCACTGACGACCTTGCCGTGACCGTGACGGTCACGGATGACTATAGCCGAACGGTCACCGGGGAGTTTACCCTGCACCTCGCGGATTTAGGTTTGAGGGTTTCGCCAACCTCGGCCAACATCGGCAGCAGCGTCACCCTGACTTATTCCAACAGGTACGGAAACACGCTTGACGTATCTGTCAGCTGCAACGGCTACTCGCTTTATTCGTTCTCGGCATCCAGGGACTCCTCCAGCTTTACGATCAGCAGCAGCTGGCTGTATGCCTTCGGCGGCAGCTACGCGAGCTTGGACATCGAGGTCAAGGACAGCACGACCGGGCGAACCGCCGACGGCTCTGTCAGCGTCAACATTGACGCGCTGGGCGCCAGTGCGAACAAGTCGGCCGTGAAGACCGGCGACCCCATTGAGATCACTCTGAGCAACCGGTACGGGGAAAGCGTCTTAGTACGGTTTAAAGACGGCTCGGCGCTGATCCAGAGCTACACCTACAACACCGACACCATCACGGTCACGCCGGATGTTTCCTGGTTTACCAAGACCGGGAACGCCAACGACAGCATGAACGTGAGTGTCGAAATCGTGGGCGAGTATTCAGACCGCGAGGCTTTTCTCTCTTTCGACCTGACGCGTCCGGTGCTGTCTGTGAGCGCCACGAGCCCGGTCACGGCCGGCAACAGCGTGACGCTCGCCTTCGGCGAGCGCAACGGCAGCACGCTGACGGTCAAGCTCAAGAGCGGCAACACCGTCCTGGCATCCCCCGACAGTTTCAGCGCCGACGGTCTGACCGTGGCCACGAAGCAGAAGTGGTTTCAAGATCTGAGCGTCACCACGCAAAACTACATCGAGGTGACGGTCGAGGTCACCGACTCGGGCGGGCGTACCGCTTCCACCACTTTCCGGCTTGAGGCGGGCGACGACATGGCGCCGACGATCAGCGGCATCACCTTCTCGGCCGAGCAGCCGACCGCCGCCATGCGCAGCGCCTTCCCTGGGATCTATGTGGCCGGCTACACCAAGCTCAAGGTGTCCGCCACTGTTAGCGCGAAATACAGCGCAAGCGCCTGGCAGGTCAATTTCACGATTGCCGGATCTGCACCCACGGAAATGAGCCAGAGCAGCGGCAGCAAGTGGGAGGGCGTGAGCATCAACCCCGTGACCGTCAACGGCGACGTCGTGGTCAGTGCGGTCGACAGCCGCGGCCTGCGCAGCGAGTCGAAATTGCGCTTTTCTTCCCTCACCGCCTACAACGCGCCGAGCGTTTCGGCAATCAGCTTTCACCGCTGCCGGGAGGACAGAACGAAAGACGACAGCGGCGGCTACTGCCTGATCTCTGCCACGTTCACGATCTCCCCGGTGAAGGACAAGAACAGCAAGAGCGCGGCCATCGCCTCCAGCATCTACAGTGACTCCAAGACGCTGAGCAGCTACACGCAGACCATTGAGTGGTTCTTTGCCGCTGACATCGAGCACAGCTACGAGATCACCCTGTCCGCCATCGACACGATCACGCGGATGGACGCAACCGTCAAGCTCAGCACGGCCGGCGTCATCATGGACTTTCTGGCCGGCGGCAAGGGCATCGGCCTCGGCAAGGTGGCCGAGTATTCCAACGCGGTGGAAGTAAATCCAGAGTGGACACTAAAAGTCGGCAGCATCGAGCTCAACGGCAGCGATTTAGGCACGCTGCTGCAGCAGATCGACCAGCGCCTGAGAAACGGAGGGTTATAACATGAGCTTTACCAAACGCACGTACAAAGAGGGCGAGACCGTCATCACGGCGGAAAACCTCAACGACATCCAGGATGAGCTGATCCGTCTGGATGAGGCCAAGTACGAAAAGCCGGAGGGCGGGATCCCCAAGACCGACCTTGCCGATGGAGTCAAGACCTCCCTGGGCAAGGCCGACTCCGCCCTGCAGCAGCACCAGAGCCTTGCGGCCTACCGCAAGGCAAGCGACCAGGACACCATCGACGACGCCCAGAATACGGAGATCGGCAAGAAGTACACAAAGCCCGAGGGCGGCATCCCCAAGACTGACCTGGCGGAAGGCGTCAAGGCTTCCCTGGGCAAGGCCGACTCCGCCCTGCAGGAGCACCAGTCCCTGACATCCTACCGCACGGCGGCCGCCCAGGACGAGATCGACGCCGCCCAGAACACGGAGATCAGCAAGAAGGCCGACGCGGAGGACGTCTACGACAAGGAGGCCGTCAACGCCCGCGACGATGCGCTGTACGCGGCGATCTTGTCCGGCGGCGGCGATTACAAGGCGACCATGAGGAGCTTTTTCCTGGCCAACGGCGCGCTGCTGCTGACAGATCTGTCCGATCTGTGCGACCGCTGGTACAAGCTTTCCCGCACCGGCTGGACGGGCGGCGTACGCTTTTCGCAGCCAGAGGAGGGCGTCACGATGTCCTCAGACGGCACCAAGACCGGGGACAACGCCGGTCTGAGCTGCACGCCCAGCACCACCACGGAGGCCAACCGCGACGATTACGCAGCCCTGCCGCTGTTTGCGGTGGTGGACTGCAACGTCACCCTCGACGACGACGGCAAGCCCCACGTCACCGCCATCGACGGCATCGCCGGCGGCTTCCAGCGCAGCGACCCGGCGAAGATCGTCTGCTGCATGCAGATGACCGGCTGGATGCACTTTGTCGAGGAGGACGACGTGTTCGGCTTTGATTACACCGACCAGCCCGGCCTTGAGGGCTTTGTGCCCCTGCCGGAGGCCGTAGAGCTCAAGGACAACGCTGTGCGCAGCTGGGTGGTCCATTGCAAGTACGGCGCCGGCGATGCCTGGGGCAGCTGCAGCGGCGTGCCGCTCAGAGTATGGGACGTTTCCCATAACAACGCCCGCACGCAGGTGCGCTCGGCCTGGAATTACCGATACTGTGCAGCCACCAGCGCCGATGACGCCTTCCTCAAGCGGATGCTCTACCTCAAGTACGGCCAGCTGGACAGCGACCGCGTCCTCCATGGCTGCGTGAGTTATAACTACGATTACACCCCGGCCCTCGCCGAGACCGGCGTGGAGCGCATCCTGGTCACGCCGGCGCAGGCCGCCACGCTGATCGTGGGCTCCACGGTCTGCTACGGCAACAGCGCCCGCGCCAAGGGCAGCACCGTCGACCGCAAGAAGATCACCGCGATCGAGACCGTCAACGTCGGCGGCACCGACTACGGCGCTGTCTACGTGGACAACGGCGGCACCACCTTCGACACCGCCTCCAATGGCCACCTGACCACCATGCAGTGGTGGACCGGCTCCACGGATGACGTCCTGGGCAACGACGGCGGCATCAATCCGACCAACGACCGCTACCCCGTCAAGCTGCAGGGCATCGAGATCCTCAGTGGCTGCTATGAGGTCATGGGCGACACGATCCTGCGCTATGAGGTTTCGGGCGATGTCCAGTGCGAGGTGGCGCATGTCTGCCGGGACGCCTCGAAGATCAACACCAGCGTCACGGCCGACTACAAGACCTGTGCCTATGGCACGCCCTGCCCGGCATCGAACAGCTGGCAGTACCCCAAGCGCCTCGGCCACGACACGGCCCTGCCGGAGGTCATGCTCGGCAGCGTACTCGGCGGCAGCTCTACCAGCGGTACCCGCGACGGCCAGTACATCGAGAAGTACAGCGCTAACACGGTGCGCGAGTGGCTGCGCTTCGGCAACCTGATCAGCGGGCTGCCGATCGCGGGCCTCTCCTGCTGCCTCGGCAACCACGCGCTCTCGGGCGCGTACTGGTACGTCGGCGGGCGGCTTTCCGTGACCGGGAACAGGGGTGAATATCAGGCGGCAGCCTGATAGAGGGGGCACCCGCCCCCTCACAATGAACTGAACAACAAGACCCGGTCTATGACCGGGCAGGGATTGGCAGTGCATCCGCTGGTAGTCCTGTTTTGTCGGTGGCTGCGCTTCGGCAACCTGAACAACGGGCTGACGAACGCGGGACTCTCCTGCTGCAACGGCAACAACGCGCTCTCGAACGCGAACTGGAACATCGGCGGGCGGATTTTTGGATAATGTTTGACGCAACAAAGGCAGAGGGCGCCTGCCCTCGCGCACTGCCCTTCCCGCGCTGCGGCGAAAATGCGTCGTACCGGCACCGGGGACGGGTGACCGCTCCCCGGATGCGCGGCGGATATCTGGCCGCGCATGGGTTTAGTAGATGGAACCGAACGACCCTGAGATTCAAAAAGCACATGAAGGGAGACATCCCTTGAAAACATATTGCAAACGGGCAGATCCTACAGATCTGCAGACCATTGAGCGCTACGCCTATGAGGCCATGACCGGCAAGCTCAAGCGCAAGGACTACAGTGAGTTTGTGACTGACTACTGCACACTGTCCGCAAAAGAAATCCGCAAGCGCGCCCGCGGCACGATCACCTGGTACCCGGAGCTGGAGCAGGCGCTGCACTGGATCGCCCTGGACATCGCCGGGCGCATCCGTGCCCGGCGTCTGGATCTGCCGCCGGTGCGCTATTCCGAGCGCCACGACGGCATGTGCCGCAAGGTCAGGAAGATCGGCCTCATGAGCGTGATGCAGCAGCTGATGGAGCATGTCGCCGTCGGCTGCATGGAGGAGCTCTGGGCGGCAAAGTACGAGTATCACCAGTACGCCAGCATCCGGGGCAAGGGCCAGCTCAAGGGCGCCCGGCGGATCCTCAAGTGGACGAAGCGCGGCAAGACCAAACACTTTGTGAAGCTGGACATCCGCAAGTGCTTTCAGAGCATCACGCGCGAGACCGCCATGCGGTGGCTGCGCCGGGACATCGGCAAGAACGTGCTGCTCTTGTGGTTTGTGGATGAGCTGCTGACGATGCACGGCGACGGGCTCATCATCGGGAGCCTCCTGTCTCAATTCCTCTGCAACTACTTCATGAGCTACGCCTACCGCTTTGTCATGGGCCTGCACAAGGAGCGGCGCGGCAAGGCCGTCAGGCTTGTCAGCTGCGCCCTGTTCTACATGGACGACATCCTGCTGGGCGGCGTTGATCGCCGCAACCTGGTCACGGCCGTGCGCAAGCTGATCCGCTACATGCGGGACAGCTTCGGCCTCACGATCAAGGACACCTGGCATGTCCGCCGACATGCGGACGCGCCCATCGACATGATGGGCTATGTGATCACGGCGAAGGGCCGGCTCAAGATCCGGCGGCGCGTTTTCCTGCGCGCCCGGCGGAGTTTCCGCAAAGTATGGCGCGGCGACCGCACGCGCATCACCCTGTACCGCATCGGCGCGTACTACGGGTACTTCAAGGCGGCCAGGATCTTGCACCTGAGACCCGCCAGGCGTAAGGATCCCGCGTGCATCAACATCAAGGGCACGCAGCAGCTTGCGGGGAACATACTCGGCGCACAGACAAGGAGGGATCTGAGATGCGCAGCGTAAGCATTTCCGCCGACCGGCCTGCTGAGATCTGCATTGCCAGTCGGGGCGCGATCCGGGATATCTGGATCCGCGACAACATCCGGGAGGAGGAAACCATAATCGAGACGGGAGACCGGCAGGAGAAGGGCCGCCAGTGGGTATGCGATGAGGCATACATGACACTGGCACCGGAGGACTGCCCCACCGTCAGCGAGATCCAGGAGGATCTGGAGGCGTGGTTTGAGTACGCGGCTGCATGGCAGCCGGCACGGGACAAAACGCTGCGCCAGGTGCAGGCGGATGTGGAATACATCGCCGCCCTGAGCGGCATTGATCTGGAGGTGTGACGTGGTACACAGCAAGATCTATCTGCAGGCCAAGCGGAACTACCGCGAGGGCCTTTGGAACGAGGAGCGCCTGCGCACGCTGGTGGCTGCCGGGCGTCTGACCGCTGCCGAGTTTGAGGAGATCACCGGGGTGCCCTATGCAGACGGCACCTGACTACCAGACCGTCGAGGAGCTGTGCGACGAGGTGCAGCGCCAGGCGGAGACCATTAAACGGCAGGCCGCGATCATTGCGCAGCTGCGCGCCCTGCTGGGAGAAATTGAGGAGGGATCAACATGAACACCGCAAAAAGCATCTACTACACCGTTTTGGCCGGGATTGCCGCCATCGGCGGCGTCGCCTCGCAGTACCTGGGAGGCTGGGATCAGCTGACGCAGCTGCTGGCATGGGCCATGGCCATCGACTACCTGACCGGCGCGCTGTGCGCGGCCGTGTGGCACAAGAGCCCCAAGACGGCCACCGGCGGCTATGAGTCCCGCGCCGGCTTCAAGGGCCTGATCCGCAAGGGCGTCATCATCCTGATCGTCATGATCGCGGCCGAGCTGGACAAGCTGGCAAACACCACCGCCATGCGCACGGCCACAATCCTGTTTTTCGCCGCCAACGACGGCATGAGCATCCTGGAGAACCTGGGCATCATGGGCGTCCCCTACCCGCCCGCCCTGAAGAACGCCTTTGAAGTCCTGCGCCGCAAAAGTGAGGACAAGGGCGACGGCGACGACAAAGACGGCGGTACCCCCCAAATGTCCACAGTGGACACGCCCGACGAGGCCGAGGGGGACGAGTACAAGCCGCAGCATGAGCTCCCCGGCGACCCCTATGCCGAGCTGAAGGAGGACATGGACTACAAGGACGTGTCCGGCCTGCTGGACGAGGACGACTGACCATGGCGGCGCTGCTGATCATCGCCGTCATGGTGGCCATCTTTGACTGGGCGCTGTTCGCCGCGACCCGCGAGGAGGACACGGACGAGCGCCGCCCTGATCTGTTCAACGAGGAGGACGAGTAAGTGACCGCGCTGGAATTTGCCCGCATGGTGTTCTGGGAGTTCCGCGCCCGTGGCTGGGATGCCGTGCTCCACGGCCCGGAGGCACACCTTGTGCTGCCCTGGATCGGCGGGCTGATTCTGGCCGTGGCCATCTATGCGATTACCAGGAGAAAACCATGAAAGATCTTGAATTGTACAACATTTTCCGCGCCAACGGCATGACCCGTGCCGGCGCCCTGGGTACCATGGCCAACATCCGGGCCGAGGGCCTGATGCGCGGCAACAACGCCCAGGACAGCTACGGCTTCGACGATGAGCAGTACACCGCTGCCGTCGATACCGGCAACCCTGAGTTTCTGGAGCGCTTCTGCACCGACCTCGTCGGCTACGGCTATGCGCAGTGGACGGATCCCAAGCGCAAGCGCAAGCTTCTTGCCTACGCCATGAACAATGGTACCTCCATCGGCGACGAGTACATGCAGGCCCACTTCATCATCAAGGAGATGAAGGAGGACTTCCCCTCTGTCTGGAAGACGGTGTCCGCCTCGGACGACCTGGAGGAGTGCGTGCGCGTGGTGCTGTATGTCTACGAGAACCCCCAGATCAAGAACATGGCTGCGCGTTATCAGTACGCGCTCGAATTTGAGGCGCAGATCCCGGACGGCGAAGTACCCACGCTGCAGGCCGCCCCGGCTACCGTGTCCGGCATCCAGATCGGCGACGATCTGACCGTCAAGATGCTGCAGCTTGCCATGGCGCACGACGGGTACTGGGAGCACGACGAGATCACCGGCATCAAGACGCCGGAGTTCCGGCAGCGCATCGTGGAATACGCGGAGGATGTCGCCGGCTGCTGACGGCCCCTGAGTATGCTTGCCTACATACCACGTGGGTAATGGCGCAGGGAGCCCCGGCAGATTTAGCCCGGGATTTAGCCCGAACCGCTCCATTAACCCGGCTTTTAGCCCGGATTTTTGAGCAACTGCGAGGACATGTGAGCAGACTTGAAAATAGCAAAAAGCCCGCAAACTCAATGGTTTGCGGGCTTTTTCTGGTGCTCCAGCGGGGACTCGAACCCCGGACACCCTGCTTAAAAGGCAAGAACCCCCTGTCTCGCGGTATTGAGTTTTCAACACTTTCAACAGTTTTCCCCACTGTTTAGCCCGAAATTTAGCCCGGAAATGCTTTGATCACTTCGGTGTAAAGGTCCTCCGGCCTGTTCTCCATGAGGTGCGTGTAGATCTTCAAGGTCTGGATCGGGCTGGAGTGCCCGGCCAAGTATTGCACACGCTTGACGGCCACGCCGGAGAGGATCAGCTCGGAAATATAGGTGTGCCGCAGCAGGTGCGGCGAGGTGTGAAAATCAAGAGAGACCACCACGCCTGGATGGAACGGCACCACATCCCCGACGCGGAGATCCCGCGTTTTCTTCTGCCCGTGCACGGTGTACGTGATTTCCCGCGCCTCGCGCAGCGTGACGGCCGCCCACCGCTTTCTAAAGGACGAGGCGGTCAGAAGCTCACCCTCTCCCCTGCTTATCACATAGGGTCCGTTTTCGGCCTCCTGGAGCTTGTGCAAAATTTGCACAAGCTGAGGCGGCAACGGGATGGACCGATAGGCCGCGTCCGACTTGAGCAGCGGCGTGAGCGTCGCCGTGTTCTTTGCTCCCCAATTGCAGGCCGCGCGCACGTCGATGTGCGGCGCCGGCGCGTCCAGATGGACGTGCTGCCATTGCAGGCCAAGGGCCTCCTCACGGCGCAGGCCGGTGTAGAGACAGAGCGCCACGAACGGGAAGACCGGCAGATCCCGGACCGCATCCAGGAGGGCAGCCTGCTGCGCCCTGGTAAGGGCGACCTTTTCGGCGGCATCCTGCCCGCCGGGCGTGAGATCTGCGCACGGGCTCTGGTCGATGATCTTGTCCTTGACGGCCGCATCGAAGATCCGGCGCATCGTGGTGACGACCTTCTGCTGCAGCGACTTCGATTTATCCGCCACGGCAGCCATCACCTGCTGCGTGTCGCTGTAGGTGATGTCCCGGATCTGTTTGGCGCCGAGGACCGGGCAGATGTGGTTATTGATCGCGTTGCGGTAATCCTCCCGGCGCTTTGCGCTATAGCTGCCGGTGTGCAGCTCATACCACTGCCGGGCATAGGTCCACAGCTGCGGGTTTTCCTTGAGATCCGCAGCAACGGCGAGCTCGGCCTCTTTATCACGCGCCCGGCGGCGCGTTTCCTCTTTTGTATGGCCATACACCGACACCCACTTGCCAGAGTGCGGGTCCTTCAAGCGCTTGCGGTAGAGGCCGGTTTTTTCATCATAGGCCATTTCCGGCCGCTTTGATTTTGTCACGGCTGACACCCTGCCTTGTAAATTATACTTGTCGAATTATGGCGGACTTGCTATAATGGCGCTGCTGCCAGACCTCTGGAGTGGAGGGAGGTGGTAACATGGACGCGCTCGACACTTTCATTCTCTCTGTTCTGGCAAGTGTAGTCGCCTACTACATTTGCAAATGGCTTGATGGAGAGTAAGGCAGCAAAGCCTCCGGTACAGTCCAGCCGGTAAAAATGGTAGAACCCCCTGGGAGTCGCCTCTCCCAGGGGGTTCGTTTTCTCGGTGGTAGCACTGTACACACTCGACACACTCTCGCCTTTCGGCATGATTATTATATGCCGCCAACGCGTGAAAGTCAAGTAAACTTTAACCACAGAATGAGCCCCTGAGAATCGCACTTCCCAGAGGCTCACTGCTGCCAACTCCTCGGCGTGAAAGAGTTGTAGTTATTATACACAAGCCTGCGGGAATTGTCAATTTAGTTTATTATATGCAGCTCCTGCGGGATATGTCAATTATAATTTACTGTTGCAGCAGTGCGTCCACACTGGGCACGCGCCTATTCCCCGGCGCGGCCGGCGCGGAGCTTCGCTTCGGCGTATGCGATCCGATCCTTGAAACGTGCGGCCATCCCCGCGTCGAACGGGCTTTGACGTTCCAGCATCTGGACGGCTGCCGTGCTGACTCTGAGCTCCTCGGCGTGCTCCCCGCGTATACGGTACAGCGTGGCGAGGCGCTCATAAGGGTGGACATCATTGCCCGCCGCTGCCACGGCCTGCGTGTAATAAAACACCGCTTTGTCGATGTCGCCGTCCGCCTCATACTGAGCGCCCAGGCGGTCCAGCAGCGCCGCCTGGCTTTCTTCGCTCTGCCGGGCCTGTTTGCGGCGGTGCATTTCCTCCCGGACGGCAGCGGCCTCCTCGGCTTTCCTCTCAAGCCGCGCTTTTCCGATCGACTTCATGGAATTTTCCAACGCCGCCCTCTCAGCGTTTCGCCGGGCGGCCTTTTCTTTGTCGGCGAGCTTTGCGACCAAGAGGAGATCAATGCCGCCGATGCAGGCCAGCATGATGCAGGCGGGCATGTCCCCGATCAGGAGCATGAGCACCGACACCGCAAGGCAGATCCATCCAGCAATGCGTCCAAATGTTTTCAATAGCTCCCGCCTCCCCTGCGCCCAGTCCGGGCGCTGTTTTTATTTATCCAGATAAATCACGCCGTCGATGATGCGGTACCGTCTTCCCGGTAAGGCGCCAGCGCGGTGTCGATGATCGCACGGATCTCTTTCGGCGTCCTGCGCCAGGCGGCGACAAGCTCCTGCTCCTCGACGGTGAGCTCGGCAGTCGGGACGGCGCTGATGCCCAGCAGATAGTCGGACGTGCAGCCGAAGATCTCACAGAGCGTCCGGATCGTCGGCGCGTCGATTTCCCGGATGTCCACCTCATAATTTGAAATGGTTGTTGGCGAGCAATTCAACAGTCTTGCCAGGTCTTTCTGCTTCATTTTCCTCTCGGCGCGAAGCTCTCTTATCCTGTTCAATTCCACCAACTCCTTTGCGCAAATTATACAACAGCGGCCTCAACATTTCAGTATTTCCCACAAATTGTGGAGTTATAAGTAAATTATACTTGAATTTTTTTTTTTGTGGTTTATACTTCAGATCAGAAGCCCACATTTTGTGGAATTTCAAGATCTTTAACCACGAAGACGAAAAAGGACAGGAGAAAATGCCATGAAAAAGATCAAAACCGTCAACGGCTACGCCATCTACCAGGCTGTCTCGGAGCGCGACGCCGAGAACTACAGCTGCGCGGTGGGCAGCTACAACCTGTACCTCGCCACGGACGTGAGGGACTACGGCCTGGTCAACAGCTCCCCGGAGTTTGAGGACATCGACTCTTTGGCCAACGCCCTGGAGCTTGCCAACGGCAGCAACCACGCCATCGCCGAGGCGCTTGCCGAGGAGCTGGGCGGCTCCACCTGCATCGACATGGATCTGGTGCTGGAGATTGAGCGCAGGCTCGACGCCGGCGAAGATCAGGAGACCATCCGCGAGGAGCTGGAGCCGTGCGTGCTGGATGAGGACGACGAGGAGGTGTCGGCATGAGATTTGTAAAATTCACGGTTTGCCAGGGCGGCAAGCTCCTGGGCACCTGCCCCATCATGGAGCAGGCCGTCGAGGCCGCCAAGGGCTACGCCGTCAGCACCGGAACGCCGGTCCACGTGACCGGGTACCGGGACGACGGGAAACAGAAGCAGGTGATCTACCACCCGGACGGCCGGATCGAGAAGATCTGGGAGTTGTGCCAGAGCCAGCCCTTCCAGCCGACTGAGGGCGAGATCTACCGCAACGCTGGCGGCGGCTCTTATCTCTGCAAACGCGCGAGAGGCAGCGAGTCCGCCCGCATGATAAACGTCAAGAGCGGCTGGGACTTCATTGCCCACGGCCTGCGCCGTTACTTCGACGGCAGCATCGAGTGGGACTACTCCACCGGCGGCTGCTTTGGGGAGGTGCCGGCATGAAGGACATGGACGTCAGGACCACGCTGTTCGTCAGGGCAATGGAGGCCCTGACGGCCTACCAGGCAGCACTCAACACCAAGTATCCCTCCCCAGAGGCCGAGCGCTGGCACGAGCGTTTCTGTGCGCTGTACCAGGTGATCCAGGACTGCCGCATGGTGGAAGAGTTCGACAGCTGGAAGGAGGGTTGAAATGCGGTACATAATCACGTTTCCGATTTCGGTGGCGGTGGGCTTTGTAGTTGGCAGCTACGCATCCCGCCCCGTTGCGGCTGCTTTTATCACGTTTCTGATGAGTTTGCTGCTGCTCAACATTTGCAGCATGTACGGTATCTAACCCCACGGGCGGCGGCTGCCGCCCACCTATACGCGGCACCAGGTGGCGTGAGGGACTTCTCACCCCTCACGGCAGGTTCGAGCCCTGCATGCCGCACCAGTGGGCGGGATCTATCCGGCGGCAGGCCATCCAGATCCACCAGCACGGCTCCCCACGCCTCGCGCCTTATCGGCGGTGCGAGAAACGCGGTCCGGCGGCGGACTCCGGGCTGACACCAATGGAACCACCGCCGCCCGCCCATACCAGCGCAGCTCCTGGCAGCGCCCGCGCCTTTTTCTGCCTTGTCTTTCCTGACGCGAGCGTGGAGCTGCGCCTCCTTATCCGTCCATGCTCCAGGCAGAAGAATGGAGCACCGTCCTGCATGGGTTTTGCTGTATTCCCCATGCACGGAGGCAGCGGGCTGACGGCCCGTTATCCCTGCCCCTGAGCTGTTCGGTTTTCCCGAACAGCTCAGGATCCCTTACAAGTTGGAGGTGATCACCATAGACGAGAAGCTGACGATCGGCACACCGGAGGCCGCGCTGGCAAGCTGTGTGAATCTTTTCAGCAGACTGTTCAACGTGCCGGAGGACTACGCCCGGTATTATCTGGACATGTACTACCAGCTCAGGCTCCAGTACGAGCGAGGCGACGAGCTTGAGCCGCCGAAGAAAACGAAGAAGCCGCGCCCGGCATACGAGACAAGGCGCACGATGAACGACCCGGAAAAGCTCCCCGAGGCCGCCCCGGAGACGGAGCGCGAGGAGAAATTCCGAGAGGTTCTCGCATCGGTCAACGCCGGATCCGCCCCGCGCAAGACGACGGGCGACCACGCCATCGGAAACCACCACGCAGCAGACGCGGCGGCCGAGAAGCGTCGCATCCGGGACAGGCTGCTGCAGATGCGGCAGAACGGCGTCTCGACGCCGCAGATCATCAAAGTCGGGAACGGCTGCATCACGGAGGATCAGATCCGTTTGATTGTCGATGCCAAGCCGGTACCCATCGCGGTGTACCGCGTGCTCGACGGCGTACTGGAGACCCTTGCAGCGGCGCCGCCCGAGAATTGATATCTTGATATCATTTTACCCCGGAGGGAGCGTTTTTACCATGAACGACGATTACAGGACTATGTACGCCCGGCACCGCAAGGCTGCCGGTTTGACGCAGGAAAAGGCAGCGGAGCTGCTGGGCGTGGCTGTACGCACTTTGGCCAACTGGGAGGCGGGGATCTACACCCCGCCAGACGACATGGTGGCGCGCATGTGCGACGCCTACCCGGCGCCCATGCTTGCGCTGGAACACCTGCGGGCAAGCTCTGCCCTGGCCGCGGGGCTTATCCCGGAGGCGGCGCAGCTGCCGCTGGCGCAGGCCGTGGCGCAGCTTTTGTACTGCATGCGCGTCTTTGAACAGCGGCATCGCGCCGACGATCTCATCTGGATCAGTTCCAACGGGCAGGTCGACGAGGGCGAGCAGACGGTGCGCTGGTGTGAGATCAGTGACGAGCTGCAGGACATTGTGAGGGCAGCCACGCAGCTGCGCTATGCGCAGGGCGCGTGTCAAATTCCACGCACATAAGGAGGGCCAGACCATGAAGATATACAGGACCATGCCGGGCATCCGCACGCGACGGCGGATGGCGGGCTTGACAGTGGCGGAGGCCGCGGCGCGTTTAGGCGTGACGAAGCAGACGTGGTACGACTGGGAGAACGGAAAGTATGCGCCGTCGGCCGCCTACCTGCCTGCCCTGGCGGAGCTGCTGCAGTGCCGGATCGAGGACCTCTACGAGGGAAAGGAGGACGATGATGGACAAGCTGCTGACGAAGACTGAGGTCTGCGAGCTGCTGCAGATCTCACGGCCGACGCTTGACCGCATCGTCGCCGCCGGAGAGATCGAGGTGCTGCGTATCGGCGGGCAGGTGCGCTTTTCGCAGCAGGAGCTGCTGCGCTACTTGGGCCGCTGCCGTGAGCAGAAGACGCCCGCCAGGCTGGTAGACGTAAAGAAAGAGCCCGCCCGGCCCGGCAGACCCAAGGGCAGCAAAAACCACAAGCCGGTGCAGGAGTATTACCCCGGCATGAAAGTGGTATGAAAAAAGCCCCGCCGGGCGCGACCCCGGCAGGGCTGTGACCATGGGCGCGAGGCCCTGACCACGAAGACGCTGCTATTATAGCACGGCCTTGCACCTTTTGACAAGGAGAAATTGAAAATGAACGAGACCACGAAGACGGCGCCGCCGGAAAAGGCGGACGCTGCGGCGAAGCCCGCTTTCTGGGCAGTGCTGCCGGCGGCGGTGAGGTATAACGACGAGCTGCCGCCGAACGCGAAGCTGCTCTACGCGGAGATCTCCGCGCTGACGGATCAGCGCGGGTACTGTTACGCCAGCAACGAGTACTTCATGCGGCTTTATAACCTGAGCGAACGGACGATCCGGCGGCTTATCTCGGAGCTTGCCCGCCTGGGCTACGTCAGCATCACGGACGGCGACGGAGGCCGGGAGCGGCGGAAGATCTACGCGGGCATCAACCCACTTTTGGGTAACCCGGACAAAAATGACCGCGTACCCGGACAAAATTTGCCGGGTAACCCGGACAAAAATGTCCCCCATAACAAGAAAGATAACAAGAAAGATAACATTCCCCCTAAAGCCCCCCAGGGGGCGGGGGCGGATTATGTGCCGAAAACAGCACCCGACTGGAAGCCGGGGCGCTTCGATAGCTTCTGGAAATTCTACCCGCTGCATAAGAGCAAGCAGGCCACGATCAGAGCCTGGGACAAGCTCAAACCTTCAGACGAGTTGCTGGCAGTCATCGGCCGGGCACTGAAGAGGCAAATAGCGGAGAAAGAACAGCACGGTGACCCCTGGAAGCTGCACGCCTCGACCTATCTCAATCAGGCGCGGTGGACGGACGAGACGGAGCCCGCCGCCCCGGCGGCGCAGGGCCCAGGTGAGGAGGCCGAGGTATGGTTGTAAAAGAGCTTGCCGGGGACGCCTGGGCAGAGGCCCAGGCCGGCGTGATCGGCGCGCTGCTGCTATGGCCGGACGAGATGGCCGGGAAGATCTTCCACGGCGCCATGGCTGCCTATTTTGGCGATTCTACCCTCAAGCACCTGTTCGAGGCCGCGCACGGCTTGTGGATCGAGGGCAAGCCCATCGACCCGGTGACCGTGCTGCACGCCGCCGGAGACGCGCACAAGGAGACGGTCAGATCCTGCATGGACACGGCGCCGGCGCGCGCCAACGTGGACGAGTACCTGCACATCCTGCGCGACGAGGCCCGGCTCTACCAGATCCGCATGGCGGCATCAGAGCTCTCCTGGTCCAAGAGCATGGAGGACGCCCTGGACGCCTATGAGAAGATGGGCCAGCTCCTGCGCGACACCGACACCATCGAGGACGTCAGCTGGGAGGAGATGGTAGGCAGCTACCTGGATCGCATGAACGACCCGGCTCCCCCGAACTACCTGACATGGGGCATCCCGCAGCTGGACGAGACGCTGTACGTGTCCCCCGGCGATTTCTGCGTGCTGGCAGCCGACAGCTCTGTCGGCAAGACCGCTTTGGCCTTGCAGTTTGCCTACCACATGGCGGCGCATGGCAAGCGCACCCTTTTCTTCTCTCTGGAAACGCCGAGGGAAAAGCTCGAAGACCGCCTCATGGCCGAGAAGCAGGTGGCCGCCATCCCGATGCTGCACTCCAAGAAAAAGGCACTCTCCAGCGACGACTACCTGCGCGCCGGCGATACCGGCATGAAGGCCAACAAGGTGCCGCTGCGCGTGATCCGCCGGGCGGAGACGCTGCCGCAGATCCAGAACCGGATCATCATGCACAACGCCGACGTGGTGTTCATCGACTACCTGCAGATCATCCGGCACAAGGCAAGCAGCCGCTTTGAGACGGTAACGGAGATCTCCATGGAGCTGCACCGCATGGCCAACCGCCTGGGCGTGACCATCGTGGCGCTCAGTCAGGTGACGCCGCCAGAGTCCGGCGAGATCACAATCCAGGATCTGCGCGAGAGCGGCCAGATCAAGAACGACGCCGAGATCGTCCTGCTGATGATGAAGGACAAGACCTTCCCCGGCGCGCGCAAGCTCAAGATCGGCAAGGACAAGGACGGCGCCACCAACAAGAGCCTGCTGCTGTCCTTCGACCCGCAGCACATGACGTTCTCTTATGCCAAGCGCAAGGAGCCCGCCCAGATGCCGGGCCAGGGCGCGCCCCTGTTCGACCTGGACGACGACGAAGGAGGTGACAATCCCTTTGAATCCCTGCCCCTATAAGATCGGCGACCAAGTGAAGTTCAAGCCCTCAGCCTACGGCGACAGCACCACTGGCTTCGGCGGTGAGCTGAACGTGGAAGTGGCCGGCAAGGTGGTGCAGATCAACGAGCCGCACCACTGGTACCGGGCCGCGTATGAGCCCCCGCAGGGCACCCGCTACGAGACATTCAAATTCTGACAAAAAGGAGACCACGAAGACATCATGAAAATTTACGCTGTAGCTAACTTCAAGGGCGGGGTGGCCAAGACCACGACCGTCATCAACCTTGCGGCCCAGATGGCGCGGGACGGCGACCGCGTCCTCGCCATCGACGCCGACGCGCAGCACAACCTGACGGACTTTTACTGCCCGGACTGGGACGGCATCACACTGACGGACGTGCTGACCGGGCAGGCCGACCCCGTGCCGGATCGGAACATCGCGCACACGGCCTATGAGAACCTCGACCTGCTGTGCGCGGACATGCGCCTTTTGACGCTGGATCTGGCAGCGATCCTCAGCGCCGCCGACGGCCAGGATCTGCGCCTGTTCGACTTCATCCGCGAGGTGCGCGAACGCGACGACTACGACTACGTCATCATCGACTGCCCGCCGTCGTTCACGGCCTCATCCGTGGCCGCCCTGGTGTGCTGCGACGAGGTGATCCTTCCGGTCAAGGCGGACGCCTTTTCCCGCACCGGCGCCCTGGAGATGATCCAGCAGGTCAGGAGCCTCGGCGCCTACCACATCGCGCCCCGTTTCCGGGTTCTGGCAACGATGGCCGACCGCAGCCGCCTGTCCAGGCAGGCCCGCGACCTTTTGAAGGCCGACGGGCTGGACGTGTTCGAGACGGAGATCCACGCAAGCGTGTGCGTGGGCGAGAGCACCTTCAAACGCATGCCCCTTTATGAGTACGTACCGAGATCCCGCGTCGCCCAGGACTACGAGCAGCTGCTGAGGGAGGTGCGCGAGAATGAGTAAGCGCCCCTTCACCATCGGCGAGGAGCTCAAGCGCGCGGGCGTGCCCGGAATGGACACCGCCCTTGAGCAGATCGAGTACATCCCGATTGACAGGATCGACCCGGACGACCGGAACTTCTACTCTGTCGACGACGTGACGGAGCTTGCGGCCAGCATTGAGCTTGTGGGCCTGCAGCAGCCGCTGCGCGTGCGCAGCGGAGAACATGGCCACGTCACCATCGTGTCCGGTCACCGGCGCCGGGCGGCCATCCTGCTGATCCGCGACGGCGGCAGCGCGATGTTCGACAAGGGCGTCCCCTGCATCCGGGAGCGCGGCGACGTGTCCAGGGAGTGGCAGGAGCTGAAGCTGATCTACGGCAACAGCGCCACGCGCATCCTGACCGCGTCGGAAATCTCCATCCAGTCCGAGAAGGTGACGGAGATCCTCGGCAAGCTGGAGGAGCAGGGCGTAAAATTCCCCGGCAGGACGCGCGACCACGTGGCCGCCATCCTCCAGACGAGCAAGTCCCGCGTCGGACGGCTTCACGCCATCCGGGCGAACCTGGTGCCGGAGCTGCTGCAGGAGTTTGACGGCGGCGGTCTGGGCGAGACGGTGGCGTACAGGCTCAGTCAGGAGGACGCCACGGTGCAGCACGACCTTGCCGCCCGCCTCGGCCCCGCCGTGCGCGGGCTAACCGGCGACAGTGCCGAGAAGGTACTCGGCCAGATCAAGCAGCCGCTGGTGACCAAGCCGCCGGAGCCGGATCCCAATAAGGCCATCGACGGCCTCAAGCGCTACCTGGACGAGCGCGACAAGGAGGATCGGGAGTTCTGGAAGCTCCTGCAGCAAGACACCGCCGACTCGCTCATCCTGCGCAGCTTTCCCTCCGGCGCCGGTCTTAACCGCAAGGGCAACATCGACATGCTGCGCATGGACAACCGCCACTGCAGCACCTGGACGAGTACGGAGCACTGGACGGGCAGCAACAAGGGCCTTGCCATCGGGCCCGGTGAGAAGATCACCCGGACATGGGCGGAGGTCTACGACGCGGTGGCAGCCATCGCCATCAGCAGGTGGAGGCAGGTGCTGGTAGACGAGCGGAGCAGGCGTAACGCGAAGCCCAAGGCGGGTTTGTCCGATTCGGGCACAATCGAGGCGGCATGGCAGACCGGAACACCGCCCAGGGAAGGCCGCTATTTTGCGCGCATAGACATGGGCGACGGCGGAACCCATGAGGCCGTGGGCGAGTACCGCGGCGGGAGTTGGTCGGTGTTCAACGGGCCGCTGTATGAGAAGATGAAGGTGGTCGGCTGGTGGCCGCTGCCGGAGAAATGAGGAGGAACAGTATGATCATAACGCTGCCGAGAGGCATTAAGATTGACATTGACCGAGTGCCGGAAAACCTGGAAGAGATCGTGCAAAAGTCCTTCGGTGAGTATACCCATGGCACCAGCCGGGCGTACACCTATGAGGACAGACTGATGTACATCGACGTGATGATGAAGAACATCTGGCGCGCCGACGCCCAGCGCGATGTGCAGACTCTTATCCTCAACCGGTTCAAATACAATCTTGACGATCAAGGCGAGCTTACAGAGCCGGAAGAATTCCTCTCTGTCAGCTTTATGGAGGAATGCTATTCCCTCGGCCATGATCGGGCACGGCTCCGCTGTCGCGGTGCAACCGAAGACCGGCACGACGATGAGAAGATCATGAAGATCATCGAGCGCGTGATCCGCGCCGTGATGAACTGGGAACCAGAGGAGGGATCTCAGAATGCTGAGCGATAAGATGGTCGAAGAGATTATCACCAAGCTCTCGCAGGACGTGAGCTATAAACTGAGCGATCTGATCATGAGCTACCCGGCGCCGCTGCGCGCCGTCGCCATGGCAACGGTGACCGCCTGCATCAGCTCCAATCTGCCGACGATGCCGAAGGCGCATCGCGAGTTGTACGAGGCGGCGCTCGGCAAGATGGTTGTGGCGACTATCCCGCCGGCGCTGGATCCGCGCAAGTGGGGAGGGCCGAAGTCGTGAAAATGTTTGTGCAGTGCCACGGCTGCGGCTTCACCGAGTGCCTCGACCTCGGCAAGGGCAGCTTCGATGAGCAGGAGAAAGAGCTGAACCGGGTGATCGACAAGGGCTGGCGTTTTGCAAGTGCGTGGGACAACTTCGTCTGCCCCGAATGCGCCCAAGCCAGAGGAAGCACCGACAAGCTCTTTGCGCTGGTGGCCGGAAAGCCGAGGATCTGCGGAACGCTTGTGAGCTACGTCGAGCTGCGCGACCGCGCAGAGCAGCACAAGGCTATAGCTGAAATGCTGGGATAGGAGGCCGAAAATGTCAGGTAAAAAGCTTACACCGGCGGAGGCGGCCAGGGCGCTGCGCTGCTGCGCGTGCGACATGCCGCGCTGCCGGGAGTGCCTGGCGCGGGATGTCCCCTACTGTCATGCCAGGGTCAGGATCCGGGCGGCGGAGCTGTTGGAGGAGGCCACCGGAGATCGGAGGGAAAAACCATGGTCGTGAGAGTCAATTCTCAGAAGATCCGGGACCTCCTGGCTGCATCCGGGTGGCGGCAGTGGTACCTCGCATACAAGGCGGGCCTCTCCACCGGCCACCTGTCGAACGTACTGAAAAACGGGCGCGCAAGCGAGCCCACCGTCTGCGCTCTGGCCGCTGCGCTGCGCGTGGACGTCACGGAGATCTCAGCGGAGGCCATAGAATGAAGACCAAATTCACCAAGTACAAGCGCCGCCCGGATGACAAGCTGTACGTGACCGGCCCGGACGGGCAGCTGCTGTACCGGCTGTACATCGACGACGAGCTCATCCGGGAAGGGCTCACCCTGGAAGAGGTGGTCGAGGCGATCAACCGCCGGGACGAGGAGAGCCTCGGCGAACGGCATGTGCCGGGAGGCTGCATAAGGTGAGGCGCTACTGCAATGTGTTCTTTTGCGACAAGCAGCGCGACTTTGTGTGCTGTGCGACGTGCCAGAGCAGAGGCCGCTGCAAGAACCGCTGCCTCAATGATCCCAGCCGCTGCCGCCTGGAGGATATGAACCGGCAGGGCGAGAAGCCAAAGGTGGTGAGCCGATGAGGGCCAAAAAGACCAGCTACCGCAACGCGCGGTATGATTTCCTGCGGCGGTTCAACTGCTGCACGGTGTGCAAGAATCAGGACGAGCGGACGAGGAACGGCGGCGCGCTTTGTGCGCGCTGCCTCTCGGAGAAGCGGCGAAAAGCCGAGGAGAGGAAGGAGCAGACAAAACTATGTTTGTAAAGATCGGGGATGCCTGGTTTAACCCGGACGAGATCACGGCGATCTCCCTGCCATGCAACGAGAAAGATCCCACGAAGATCATCGTAACCCTGCGCCAGGGCGTGAGCGTGTGGCCGGACGCCACCATGGACGAGGCCGAGGCCGCGCTGATCGACGCCGGGTACATCGAGAACCCGTACCCGGAGGAAGACGAGCCGCCGGAGCTGACAGAGGAGGAGCACGACGCGGCTGCCGATCTGTATGACCGGGGCTTCGAGTGGCTGGCGCGGGACATGGACGGCAAGCTCTACGCTTTCCGCGACAAGCCGGAGAAGGAAGGCGCGTACTGGAACAGCTTTGCAAACAAGGCCGAGCCTATCGACGAAGGCTTCGACTTTGTTGCCTACGACGACGAGAAACCGTGGAGCATCGCCTACCTCCTGCTGGATTAAGGCTTTCGGCGGTTTTCCCGCGTCCCCTTGACTTTCCCGCGCCGCGCGGGTTATCCTAATAAGCACCAACCATAGCACAGGACGAGAGCCTGCAGGGCCAAGGTCTGCTATCACCGGAGAGGAGTGGCAGACTTTGGCCAAAATACTCAAGCTCATAGACGCCGGCGGCCTGCAGGTGGCGGCACTCTACAACCGGCGCACCGGACGCGAGAGCCCCAAGGTGCGCGCCGCCAAGCAGAAGGCCAGCAGCGAGGCCCAGCGCCGGATGAACCGGATCTACTCCTATCAGAAGCTGGAACTCATGCTGGCAGTCAATTTCCCGCGTGCCGGCAGCGCCATGGTCTGCGCCGCCACCTTCGACGATGCCCACATGCCCAAGAGCCGCCAGGAGGCGCAGCTGCGCTTCAAGTATTTTCTCAAGCTCCTGCGCATCGAACGCAAGGCCGAGGGCCTGCCGGAGCCGGTCGTGTTCTGGGCGCCGGAGATCCTCAGCTCAGAGTCCGGGCGCTGGCACTTTCACTTCGTCCTGGACAACACAGGGCGGGATCTGGACATGATCCGCCGGTGCTGGATCTACGGCACCGAGATCGAGGCCGACAAGCTCCAGAAGCCCGGTCGGCTGCACCGCGTAAAGTGGATGGAGGAAGTCTCTGCCGAGGCAGGCGACGAGCCCGACAACCTGTACAAGGCCCTCGCCATCTACATGACCAAGGAGATGCGCGAGTGCCAGGAGTACGACTCCAAGCCCGGCCTGCACGGCTGGAGCTGCACCCGCAACGCCAAGCGGCCGGAGATCGAGACGCTCACCGTCGACGACGACTACCAGCTCACCGCGCCGGAGGGCAGCGAGGTGCTTTATGACCGGCGCGAGTCCACGCAGTACGCCAGCTGGCAGGTGCTCAAGTACTGCTACGACGGCAGCCGCTATCCTGCGCCGCCTCGTGCCAGGCGCAGGCGTCGACTCTCGGCCTGACCTTTTTATTAAATTTTTCAGCCTTGAAATCAATATTATTCTCAGGAAAAAGAGGGGTGTTTGTCTTGCCAACTGAGCGCGTGTGTGATAGAATAATCCCGACAAAAGCCGGATGGATCGCCTGCCCGGTGTGCGGGTATCCTCGGCTGAAGAAGATCAGCGAGGACGAGTCGGCGGAGCTGGTGTACATCCACTGCCGACGATGCAAAAACGAAATACCCCTGACGCTTAAACAGGGCCAGAGCCTACAGGGCCAGAGCCAGCGAGTCGTGTGATTTACCACACGCTGCTGGCTCTGGTTTTTTCTTTTCCCCGGAGGTGACGCCGTGGCCACGCTGCCACTCAAACCTTGCCGGCATCCTGGATGCCCGGTGCTGACCCGCGAGGGCTGGTGCGATAAGCACAGGCCGCAACATAAGCGGCGCGTGTCCGCTGCGTACCACGCCTGGTACAACCTGCCGATCTGGACTGACCGGCTGCGGCCTGATCAGCTGCTGCGGGAGCCGTTCTGCCGCGAGTGCAGCGGCGAGGGTATCAGGACGAGGGCGACGGTCGTTGACCACATCAAGCCGCATCGCGGCGACTGGACGCTGTTCACCGACGAGAGCAATCTGCAATCCCTGTGCAAGTACCACCACGACCGCAAGACCGCGCTTGAGATGGCGCAGGATCGACGCGAATCGAAGTCGTTTTGATGCACTGCATCGGCGTCGATGCTTCGCCTGACGCGCCGACGCGCGCGGCCTCGCGTGGGCCGCGTCGCCTGGGCGGGCGCGGGCGCGGCAGTGGTTGACCCCCTCCCCCGGGGTCGGAAAGTTTCGAGGCGACCCCTTCGATGCCCCGGCTCCTTTCGTACGCGCAAAAATTTCCCCGATCAGGTTTTGGAGTGCCCGATTTGGATGCCGGATCCAGGCGCCGGGTGCCGGATCGGAATGGAGGTGTACCCCTTGCCTACCCCTGTCAAGACCCTCAACAACATGAGCAAGCACCTGACCGAAGACGAGCGCGAGGCGCGGGAGGCCCAGGAAGACAAGCTCCCTTCCCGGCCCCCGAAGAAGCCGAAGCTGCTCAAGAACGACAAGGCCGCGACGGCGCACTGGACGCGGATCCTCAAGACCATGCAGGGCGTCGATATCCTGGACACCCTCGACTCTGATATCCTGGGCATCTACTGCGCCAAGCTTGCCCGGCGGGATGAGCTGCAGGAGATCTACCTGGGCCACCGCGCCGCGTATGCTGACGACCACGACCGGCTGACGCTCAAGTCCATGCTTGCCGTCGGCGACGACCTGCAGGCCATCGAACGGGAGCTGCTGAGTTACGCCTCCAAGCTGGGCCTGACGCCGGAGAGCCGCGCGCGGCTGTCCAGGCGGCTGGCAGAGCAGGGCGACGGCGAGGCGGACGATGATCTGTTCGCATGAAAAATCCCTGTGTGAAAAACTGCCCCGGCAGAAGTCCCGGGTGCTGCTGTCAGCGGCGGCTGGATTGGCTTGAGGAGCACCAGGCGCAGAAACGCCGGGAGCGCGCCGAGACCACGCTTGCCGGCTACCAGCGCGATGCCAAGCGCGACGCCAAGAACCGGCACAAGGAGCGCCACGACTGGAGGCACCTATGAGCGAGATCTACATGACAACCGAGATCGAGGTGCGGCAGATCGCCGATCTGAAACCCTACGAAAATAACGCCCGGATCCATGACCCGGAACAGATCGAGGAGCTGCGCCAGAGCATCCTGGAATTTGGCTTTCTGAGGCCGCTGCTGATCCGCGCCGACGGCGGTGTCCTTTGTGGGCACGGCCGCATGGAGGCGGCGAAGCTGGCCGGGATGAAAGCGCTGCCCTGTGTCCTGGCCGAGCATCTGAGCGACGAGCAGCGCCGGGCGTACATTCTGGCCGACAACCGGCTTGCCGAGCACGCCAAGTGGGACAAGGCCATGGTGAGCGCGGAGCTGATCCGGCTGCGCGATGCCGGTTACAACGTGACGCTCACGGGCTTTTCGGCGGCGGACATCAAGCTGGATCTGCCGCGTGAGCCGCAGGAGGACGACTTCGACCCGGAACCGCAGGAGGGCGAGGAGCTCCCCGCCGGCAGCCTTTGGCAGCTGGGTGACCACCGGCTGCTGGTGGGCGACGCCACCAAGCGCGACGATGTGCAGCGGCTCATGGGCGGTGAGCTTGCCGACCTGCTTCTGACGGATCCGCCCTACGGCGTGGCCTATGAGGCGCAGGCCGGGAAGATCCAGAACGACGACCTGCAGGCCGAGCAGCTGCTGGACTTTCTCAAGGCCGCCTTTGTGAACGCGAAGGACGCGCTGCGCCCCGGCGCGGTTTTCAATATCTGGCACCCTGACGGTGAGCCCGCGCTTGAGTTCCGCCAGGCGCTGCGCACCGTCGGACTGCCGGTTCGGCAGTGCCTTGTGTGGGTGAAGAATCAGGCGGTGATCAGCCGCCAGGACTACCACTGGCAGCATGAACCCTGTCTGTCGGGCGAGAAGATCTCCGAGCCATGCGCATACGGCTGGACGCCGGGTGCCGCACATGAATGGCACTCTGACCGCAAGCAGAGCACCGTGCTGGAGTTCGACAAGCCCTTGAGGAGCAAGGAGCACCCGACGATGAAGCCGGTCAAGCTCTTTGCCTACCAGATCGGGAACGGCACGGTGCAGGGCGACCGGGTGCTGGATCCGTTCGCCGGTTCCGGCACGACCATCGTCGCCTGTGAGCAGCTGGGCCGCCGGGCGTACTGCATGGAGCTGGACGGGCACTACGCGGCGGTGATCGTGCGCCGCTGGGAGAGCCTGACCGGCAAGAAAGCGGTTCAGATATGAGCCGCCCCCCCCCCAAGACTATGATTCCTGACCCGCCCGCCTATCTGGACGAGAACCTGTGCATGCGGTGGGCCCAGCTTGCCCCGCAGGCCGCACGCAACGGCAGCCTCACGCGAAACTCTGTTGACGCCTTCGCCCGATACATCATCGCCGAGCAGCAGTATTTGCGGGCGGTGCAGCATGTGTTCCAGGCGCTGAAGGTCGGCGACGTGTCAGACGCTTCTACATGGAGCCAAATACAGGATCGTTTCTTTCGGGAATGCCAGGCGGCGGGCAAGGCTTTCGGCCTGACGCCCGGCGGTGAATAACCCCGGAAGTTTTCCACAAGGAGGTTGACCTGATGCCGACAAGACCGACGGGACGGCATCATCTTGTGACCCGGATCGCCCGGAAATACGTGGAGGGTGACTGGCGGCGCTTTGCCGGGCACTACGAGCTGAAGGCATACGAGCGCCACCTCAAGGATCTCGAACGGCAGGGCACGCCGGAGTTCCCCTACGTGTTTGACGAGACCCGCGCCGACCGGATCGTGCGCTGGTTTCAGCAGTGCCGGCACGTGCGCGGCCCCCTGTCCGGGGAGCCGATCAGCCTTGACCCGTGTCAGATCTTCGACCTCGGCTGTGTGTACGGCTGGGTGGAGATGGACACCGGCGCGCGGCGTTTCCGCATCACGTACAACAAGCGGGCGCGCGGCAACTGGAAGAGCACCGAAAAGAGCGGCCAGTGCCTGTATCACATGTGCGGCGATGCCATCTACCCGCCCTACCAGCCGGAGCTTGCGCGCTACGAGCTGGCACCGGAGGTGGAGTGCGCAGCTGTCGACCGTGGGCAGGCCCAGCGCGTTTTCGGCGACGCCCGCCTGATGGCGCTTGCCTCGCCGGGCATCGCCAAACGTTTGAAGATCCCCAAGAGCGAGACCGCCATGATCCGGCATCGTAAGCTCGGCGGTTTTATGCGCGCCCTGAGTAAGGACACCAAGAACAAGGACTCAGGCGCCCCGTGCTATATCGTCATCGACGAGTACCACGCGCACCCGACGTCGATGATATACGACACGGAAAAGGACTCCATGGGCAAGCGTTTCCAGTGCCTGCTGGACGCGATCACGACCGCCGGCGACGACGCGCAGACCAAGCCCTGCTACCGCGAGGAGCTCTACGCCAAGCAGATCCTCGACGGCGATGTGCAGGATGCCGAGCACTACTTCGTCATGATCCGCGAGTGCCCGGCGGACATGAACCCGCACGACCGGAGCCTTTGGTTGCTTGCAAACCCGGCCCTGCGCGCTGCCGTGCTGGCAGATGAGCTTGCGGCAGCGGAGGCCGCTGCCGACGGGGAGCCCCTCCCGGAGAGCTGCAGGGAGATGAAGGCAGCCGCCCTTTTCGGCGGGCCGGAGGCGCTGCGCGTGGCCGCGATCTACGGGCGGACGCTGCTCAAGAGCATCACGGACGACTACAAGGACGCCTATGGCAGCAACGACCCGGACAAGATCCGCGCGTTTCTGACCAAGCGCCTGGACATCTGGCAGACCGGCGCCATCAATCACTACCTCAATGAGCACTGCATGGAGCTGGTGAGGCAGTGCATGGTGCCGCCGGAGGAGTTTGCGCGGCTCACGGACGGGCTGGAGTGCTGGCCGGGATTCGACCTGGGCAAGCGGATCGACCTGAGCGGCGTGGGCGCGACGTTCCTGCTGCCGGATGAGTTCGTGGCCATGAAGATGCACGGCTTTATCCCGGAGGGCGCCGCGCTGCGGCATGAGAAGTCCGACCGCGTGCCCTATATGAGCTGGGCGAAGGACGGCTATATCACGCTCACGCCCGGCGACGTGACCGACAACAGCTATGTTGACGACTGGATCAAGGCCGGCGAGGCGGAGCACGGCTGGCAGGTCGTGGCCATCGGCTACGACGGGCACAACGCCACGGATCTGGCAATCTCCATGCGGGAGGAACGGGCCAACGAGGACATCTGTGTGGAGGTCAACCAGAGCTGCGCCGGGCAGAACATCGCGGTCAAAGGTTTCCGCGACCTGCTGCTGGCACGAAAGCTCATCCTGGAGTACAGCCCGCTGGCGCTCTGGTGTCTGGCCAACGCCGTGGAGATCCAGAACAACTACGGCGACATCAAGCTCAACAAAAAGCACAAGGACGACACGGAACGCATTGACCCCGTGGCGGGCTCCATGAACGGGCTGGCACTTGCCATGCTGCGCAGGAACAACCCGACCCTCAGCGACCGCATGGAGGACAAGGAGTGGAGCCTGTAAGG